TCACTTCCCTTATTTGATGATAAAGAATCCTGCTTCTTTCGTCCTGTCATCTTAATTATACTATTATATATTGAAGAAGGCTGAACTTGTTTAGGTTCTGACCATCCAGCTTGTCGTTTTGTCCTTCCTTTAATAACTTGTTTCTTGCTAACTTTCTTAGCTGCATATCTTGTTACTTTAATTCCGTTTTCTTTATATGTTCTTTCGATTTTCATTATGTGCTCCTGTTTCTCAATTGTTAATATATATATTATAACACAGGATTCAACATATGTCAACAAAAAAGCGCCATTATTTTAAAAAAAAATGCGCCCGTAACTTGTTGTATTATAAGGAGTTCCCCATCCAATTAGGTAACCCCTTATAATACAACGAGTTACAAGATCCTTTGTTTACAATAGGTTATGGGATTCTTAAATTAATTTTTTTTAATGTTATAAATATAAGGGAAAATAACTACATTTCTGAGAAATATATGGGGTATAAATATATGCATAAGTCTTATAAATATATAAGAAGGTTATTACATAACTAGGGGATAATAGAATTATGAAAACGTATACTACATTGATGGAGGAGAAGCCTAAGAAATGGTCTGACATCAAGGATAAAGCAACTAAGAAAGAAGCGTCAGGATTTCTCAAAGCTTTGGATAAAGGACAGGTACTTGGTTATAGTGCTGAGCATCAAGAATTTTATATCTATGATTCTGAAAAGGATTTCACTGATGCACAGAAGGGCACCAAAGGTAAGGCAATGAATTGGATAAAGGTAGAAGGATGGATTCGCCACGGTGAAAGAATGAACGAGGTGTACACACCCGGTAACTTCAATTTCAAAGCAGCTGTCAAGACTGGTATGCTAGATAAATTTGATGAGGCACCTATCCTATCCTTGAAGAAGAAAGGTTGGATGGTTTATGAGTTTCTTTTAACCAGCAAAGGATTTGAACTTACGCTGGTAGATAAAAGTGGAAAGAAAAAGATGTTTACAGACAAGCGTCCTGACTTAGTACTTAAACAAGCTGACAAGAAACTTAAATGACAAAGACAAAGAATTTAACTGCTAAGCGTGAGACTGTAAAGAAGGTTACTTCCATTGGTCATTCCAAACGAAGTATGCCTAAGAATAAGAGTAAGCGACGAAGTTGGAAACGATATAGAGGACAAGGGAAGAGACGCTAATGGCATTATATACAAAACCCCTTTCTACTAATACTAGGACTTGGGCGGATTTAGATCTAGACTTTATAGCACATCCTGTCACTAAGGATATAGTATTAAAAAGAAATGTAGAAGCTATCAAGAGGTCAGTAAGAAATCTTGTATTGACTAATCCACATGAGAGACCTTTCCATCCGGAAATCGGAAGTGGCATTAGAGGTATATTGTTTGACATGGTATCTCCTACTACCGCTGTCGTTCTGCAATCTGCAATACGACAGGTGCTTACTAATTTCGAACCTAGAATAGTTATAGAAAACATAGCCGTGTTGGGTGATATAGATAAGAACGGATATTATGTTACAATACAATTCCAACCGATCAGTACGCCTGACCCCGTAGTGGTTGAATTATTTTTAGAGAGGTTAAGATAGTATGCCATCATCAAATAAGATTAAAGTAACCGATTTAGAATTCGATCAGATTAAATTAAATTTAAAAAGTTATCTATCCGCACAAACTCAATTTCAAGATTATGATTTTGAAGGTAGTGGTATGTCGGTGCTGATTGACCTACTTGCCTATAACACGCATTACACAGGTTACTATGCCAACATGCTTGGCAATGAAATGTTTCTGGACAGTTCCTCATTAAGAGAATCTGTTGTGTCTCATGCAAAGCATTTAGGTGTCACACCTTCCTCGGTTAAAGCTTCTGTAGCTAAACTTGATTTTACATTTACTCCGAGCAGTTCACCAATATCCCTTACGATAGAAAAGAATACAAAGTTTAAGTCAAACATAGATGGACAGAATTATACTTTTGTAACGAATAAGACAACAAGTGTTCCTCGTTCGGGTACAGGCACCTATGCGGCGACTGGTGTAGAGATTACGGAAGGAAAGATATTAAATAAGTCATATACGGTTCTTGCTAGTGATACTGGCCAACGATTTATTCTTCCAAATAAAAATATAGATGTTGATACGATTAGTGTTACTGTTCAGAACTCATCTAGTGATTCAACAGTCTTTACTTATACGGATGGTAATGCCCAAGACGTAACCACAATCAAAGGTACAGATCGTGTTTTCTTTATACAGGAAATAGAAGATAAGAAATATGAATTAACCTTTGGTGATGGTGCAGTAGGTAAACAACTATCAGATGGCAATGTTATTTTTATTGAATATATTGTTACTAATGGAGCCCTTGCAAACAAGGCAAGTGTATTTACTGCTAGTGGTTCTGTGGCTGGAGAGAATGCTGGTGACTATACAATGGTTACAAATACTAATGCAATAGGTGGTGCGGATATTCAAACCATCTCTTCACTTAAATGGCAGGCACCGAAATTATATCAAGCACAGAATAGGGCAACAACAAGAGATGATTATAAAGCTATTTTGTTAGAGGAAAGACCTGACATAGAATCTATTACTGCGTATGGTGGAGAGGATGCAGATCCTGTTCAATATGGAAAAGTTTTTATTGCAGTAAAGCCTGCAGGAAATACAACCTTCACAAATATTGCAAAGAAAGATATTGAAGATAACGTACTTAAAAAAGCAAATGTAGTTACAGTCATACCTGTAATTATTGATCCTATATTTATTTACCTGCTATTGGACGTTACTGTAAACTATGATCCTATTACAAACTTGACTGATGAGAGTACTTTGAAGACTAACATTAATACTGCAATTCAAAGTTATTATCAAATCAATTTAGAAAAGTTTGATCAGAAGTTTAGATACTCTACATTGACACAGGATATAGATAATACAAACGATAGTATTAGAAATAATAAAACAAAGGTTAAGTACCAACAAAGGATTGCTATCGAAACATTAGATACACCTATCACATATACTTTAAATTTTAATAATGCTTTGTATCATGGTGCTTTAAGTAGTAGTGCCTTTAAAGCTACGGATGGTAATACCTATACACTATGTGATGATACTGTTGGGAATGTTAAAGCGGTTAAATTAAATTCAGGTGGTACTTGGACTGGTGATGTACATAAAATGGCTTCCGGTGTTTTACATACCGGTGAATATCATTTTGGCACGGATGTCCATAGTGCGACCAGTCAATTGTTAGATGAATTTATTACACCAGATGGTTCTACGAATTATGGAACTATTGATTATGATACTGGAAAAGTTGTTCTGACTAACTTCAGACCTGTTCTTATTACAGATGGTAATGACTATATTAAAATAACAGTTACGCCAGAACAAAACAATTCAGACATTACACCTTTGAGAGAACAGATATTAACATATGATGTAACAGACACAGAGGCAATAGTTATTAATATGGTAGCAGAGACAATTTAATATGGCCACAGTATCCCCAAATCAACCAATACATCCAATACTGGATGAACGCATAAGTGTAAAGGTAGAAGGACAGCTTCCTGATTTTGTAAAACAAGATCATGCTACCTTTGTTTCTTTCCTTGAGGCGTACTATGAGTACATGGAGCAGAATGGAAAGCCTTATGAGATTGTTGGCAATCTGCGACAGTATGCTAATCTAGATGCAACGACGACTGAGTTTCTAAATTATTTTAAAAAGCAATTTGCAAAAGACTTACCGGAAGCTATCTTTGCTAATGCTAATAAGCCATTTGTCTTAAAGCATCTCAGGGATTTTTATAGATCGAAAGGTAATGAGAAATCATTTCGATTTCTTTTTAGATTACTTTATAAAGAAGAAATAGATTTTTATTATCCTAATAAAGATATGCTTCGTGTATCTGATGGTAAGTATACGAAGAATAAAATTGTTCGTGTAGTTGATACAAGTAGTAATGATGCGGTCTTTGATTTATTAGGTAGGAAGATTAAAGGAACAACGTCGGGTGCTTCTGCATTAGTAGAAACAATATTAAAAGAACATGTTGGTGCGTTTGTTGTATCTACGATTTTTCTTTCTAATGTGAATGGAACCTTTTCACCCTATGAAACTATTACAGATGATATTAAAACATTTATATTAGGTGGAATGGTTACCGGTGCTACTATTACTGCATCGGGTAATAATTATACTAAGGGCACCGTTATTCCTATGTCAGGTGGTGGTACATCTGCTGCAGGCGCTTTTGTTTCTATTGATGATTTGTCTACTGGGTTTATCAAATCAATTATTATTAATAGTGGTGGTAGTGGTTATTTAGTTGGGGATAAGTTAACAGTTAATAATGTTGGCATGATGGACATTGATGGAAGGACTGCTAGCTTCTTAGTGAAGACTGTTGATGGGTCTGGAAGTGTGACTGGTATTACAATAGAAAGTGCTGGTCGCGGTTATATGTCTTTACCTACAGTATCAGGTGGAAGTGGAAATGGTTTATCTGTAACATTGAAGGGTGAGGGTATAGGTGGTATTAAAACTTTAAAAGTTGTTAATAATGGTTTTGGTTATGTGTCCACACCAATATTAGATTTATCAGGAATGGGTGATGGTACTGCATCAGCAGTCACTGTTGTTTCTAGTTATGAAAATGAACATAATAAACAATTCATTGGTGATGATGGATTTCTTTCAGCTACTAAATATATTCAGGATAGTTATTACTACCAATTATTTTCTTATGTGTTAACATCCAGTCGTCCTATTTCTGAATGGAAGGACATTGTTAAGAGAACAGCACATCCTGCTGGTCTTGCGTTGTTTGGTAATATACAATTTACGTCTAATATTACTACACCGTTAAGTATTACTGGTATTCCTGAAAGACGTCATTATACAATTGTATTTCATCAAGGAACTATTACACCACCTGTTGTTGCCGATCTTAAAGTTGATTCCTGTGAGGGTGAACGTGTATTGGTATTCTTGCCTGATTTAGATTATCGTTCAATAACTGAATCTGAATTATTAGATCCATTAGCACCACAAGGACATGGTGCTACTGAAGATTGGGGATATATAACTGCACAGACATCAACATCAGATGATTATGGATTGACAATACAAAGTTCGTGGTATGTAGCACCTACCAAATGTCAAATCTATGAAGTTGATTTAGCAATACAGTATCTCCGGACGTTAGGTGATTATGATGATTATCTTATTCTCCATACAGATGTAACTTCCAATGAGAACTATGGTTTAATAACCAGTGCTTTAACATCAACTGATGACTTTGGTATCCTTACCGGAAGTACACAGAATACTACTCAATTAAGATTAGGTCCTTTGAAGAGAGGAATAGATCGTAACAAGTTTAAAAAGCAAGGTGGTTTTAGTCAGGTGATTGGGGTAGGTATACAATCAGGTACTGGTATTGGTAGCTTTGGTCATAATAGGATAGTTGATATGACATGGTTTGGTGGTTTGAAAACTAGGAATCTTAATAACGCCACAATTACCCAATATTTAAATGGTAATGAAAATTCAGCTTTACCTCCACCACCATCGTAAATATATCGAAACAACTTAAATAAGTATTATAAATAAGTATAACATATAACACAATCTAAAGGGAAATAGAGTATGAGTGCAATAATCAATAACAGCTTTCGTAAATTTAATGCGGATAATTTTATATCCGCATTTGGTACAAATTCAATTTATCTGATGATAGGTAAGAATACCCCGTGGTCTGGTAATAGTGCTGGTGAATATGCAGATGGTTCTTATTCTGATACTAATGTTCCTATTCCTTTGGATACAGGTGTTGCTCCTTTTATCCACCACGATGCTAGGATTGCCGCGAAGTTAGTACCTTCAACAGATGTATCACATGTCCTCAAGAGAATAGATTGGACAACAGGAACAGTGTATCCTGAATATAATCATTTACAAGATGATATTATCGATACGGACTTCTTTGTATTCACAAGTGCTTATAGAGTATATAAGTGTATTTCAAATAATAGTGGTGTTTCTTCTACAGTAGAACCTACTGGAGTAAGTACAGATATTATTACTACCTCACCGGATGGATATAGATGGAAGTTTATGTATGAAGTACAACAATCAGATGTATTGAAGTTTATTACTACTGACTGGATTCCAGTAAGAGCACCGGGCATAGTTGGTACTGATCAAGCAAACGTTGAAACGGTTGCTGTGGATGGTGCATTGGATCATATCGATGTACTTAGTGGAGGTACGAATTACAAATATAATACTGGCACAGCTGCTGGTGGTGGAGCAACGACAATTACTTTAGATGCAAATGCTTCAACCGCCGACGATTATTATAATGATATGCAAATCTTTATATTGACAGGACCCGGTGAGGGTGAGATTAAAACTGTTACAGATTATACTGGTTCTTCTAAAGAGGCAACAGTGGCAGCATGGTCTACACCCCCAGATGCGACTAGTACTTATTCCCTTGCACCAACAGTAGCAATTGCATCTTCAGATGGTAATAGTGCTGTCGCAAGAGTTGGTGGTGTTAGTAATGGTGCTATCCAATCAGTGGTGATGGTAAATAGAGGAGTTTTATATCGTTCTTCCACTTGTACTATTACAAGTGGTGGAGGCGCGGCTGCATCTCTTATAGGAAGAGTTGGTCCTAAAGGTGGACATGGTTCTGATGCAGTTGCTGAATTGGGAGGAGCATTTGTAATGTTAAATATTAGGTTGATAGGTAATGATGGTAATGACTTTCCAGTTGGAGATGATTTTAGAAAAGTACATTTACTTATTAATCCTACTACAGGAAATACAACCCCGCCTACACTAGCGACAGGTACTACTTATGATAGTACGGAGATAGATGAGGATAGTGGAAAAATCATTTATACTGAATTCAGAGCACCGATCAGTCGAGCTTCTGATTCAACAGAAGATATAAAAATTGTTGCCGAATTCTAAAAATCGAGATAGGGAATTATGTCAAATAAAATTACTATAAATCTGAATCAATCGCCATACTTTGATGACTTTGATGAAAATAAAAATTATCATCAAGTCCTTTATAAGCCCGCATTACCAGTTCAAGCAAGAGAACTCACCACAGAGCAAAGCATCTTAAGAAATCAAATTAAGAATTTTGGTGACCATGTTTTTGTAAATGGTTCCAAAGTTACTGGTGCTGAGACTATTCTTAATTTGGATTTTGAATATGTTAAATTGCAACAGCAGTTTAATAGTGTTGATATTGATGTAACTTTGTTTGCTGGCAAGACAGTTGTTGGTAGTCAGTCTGGTACAAGAGCACTTGTATTATTTAATAGTGCCCTTGATACATCAACTGGTGACCCTGATGTAATTTTTGTAAAATATATTACAGGAGGTTCTCTTACCCAACAAGTGCAAGGTATCCAAATTAACGATGGGGGCAGTGGATATATAACTGCACCGACTGTTACTATTTCAGGTGGTGGTACTGGTACAGGTGCAACTGCTACATCTACTATTGCTAATGGTACGGTTATCAGTGTTGATATTACTAATAAGGGTTCAGGATATACTTCGACGCCAATTCTTACATTATCTGGTGGTAGTGGAACAGGAGCGTTTGGTACTATAACATTATCAACGGCCGCAACCTTTATGGCAGGGGAAAGAATCAGCGCTACAGATGGAAGTATATCAGCGACTGCTTATGATGCATCACCAACAGGTAAAGGTTCTGCTGTTGCTATCACTGAAGGTATATTTTATATTAATGGTAACTTTATTAAGATCGCCGAACAGATACTTATATTAGATAAGTTTTCAAATGCACCATCATATAAAATTGGTGTCAGTGTTGCCGAGACAATTGTAAATTCTGGAACGGATACTACATTGTTGGATAATGCACAAGGCTCGCATAACTTTGCGGCACCGGGTGCAGACAGATTAAAACTTCTATTATCATTAGCTAAGAAAATTTTAACATCAACTGATGATACAGACTTCTATGAAACATTAAGAGTCAAGGATGGTATTAAACAAAGGGATATTAATATTCCAATCTATTCTGTATTGGAAGAAACATTTGCAAGACGAACATTTGATGAGTCTGGTAGTTATACAGTAAAGGCTTTTAACATTCAAGTAAAAGATCATCCGTCTGATTCAACTAAATTTATTGTTCGATTAGATCCCGGTAAAGCATTTGTTGAAGGGCATGAATTTGAAACAATTATATCTAAGGACATAACCTTAAACAAAGCAAGAGACTATGTCAATGTAAATAATTTTGATCGCCTAATGCAATATGGTAACTATACTGTTGTCAAAAGTTATGAAGGGTTGTTTAATATTACAACTCATCAGGAAGTTGATTTGCATAATTTGACATATACAAATATTAATAAAGGAACACCAGCATCATATGCGGCTAGTAAAATTGGTACAGCAAAGGTAAGAAATATTGATTATGTTTCCGGTACGGGTGCAGTACAAGTTCTGAATATGTATTTGTATGATATTGCAATGACTAGTACTACGGCGACCTTTGCAGATACGGAATGTATACATGTTCCTGTAGATGCATCAACAACACCTGTTGCTACTATTGCGAATTGTGATATTGATGATTCAGGTAAAATGGGTGGTGTAGTAGGTGGTGATACAAAATTATTTGAAACCTCTGATAATAGTTTAGTATTTAAATTACCTCAGAAAACAATTAAAACCATTCGTGATGATAGTGGTGTTATCGATACTAGTTATACAATCAAAAGAGTTTTCGAAAATGTAGCTTTCGCGGGTGGTGTTGCTTCTATAGCGACCGCTGGATCTACAGAAACATTTAAAGGAAGTGGTATTTTAAGTGACAGTAATAAAAAAGAATTTTATACCACTACAGTAAAGACTGCAGGCACATCTGGTTTGGCTGTTGGAGAACAAGTTGCCTTTGATGGTGGTGGCCAGACAATAACTGTTAATGCACCAAGTAATACTACTATTACGTTTAATGATAATACTGGTTCAAATAGTTTTACTGCAGATATTATTGCAACTATTAATATCGACAGCAAACAGGAAAAGGTTAAGACGCTTGTAAAGAGTCATACGCTAACAGTTGCCTCACCTAATACAACTAATTTAAACTTTGATGATTTAGCAATATCCGATATTTATAAAATGTATGGTATATTTGATTCCGGTGATCCTGCCGTTGATGCAACGTTGCCGACATTAACTTGTGCCTCGGATAATCTTGGATTAAGTGCTGGTGAAATAATTACTGGTGCTTCTTCTGGGGCGACGGGAATAGTAGTTGATGGTGATTCTAGCCTAACAGAGATTACTTATATTCCTTTATTAGGAATATTTGTTGCTGAGGATATTACAGGCGGTGAGACTGGATATACGAGAACTGTTCAATCTGTATCCGCGGGTGATACAAATGTAATGTCAAGATATGAATTGGATAATGGCCAACGAGATAACTGGTATGATCATGGACGTATAAAATTAAAAGCTGGCGAGGCAGCACCGGCTGGAAGAATAGCAATAATTTTTGATTACTTTACCCATGCTGGTAATGGTTATTTATCAGCGGACTCTTATACAGCCGCAGTTGGTTATGATAATGTTCCAAAGTATACTTCACCAGTAACTGGTGATGAGGTTGAATTGCGTGACTGTGTTGATTTTAGACCTCGAAGACAGGATGGGGCAACGTCAGTACAAAATATAGAAATACCATTTCCCAATACTAACTGGTCAGCTGATTATAGTTATTATCTTCCAAGAGTGGATAATGTTTATTTAAGCAGGGAGAAACTATTCGGTGTAAATGAAGGTATTCCATCGTTGCATGAAATACCACCTCCACGATTAAATGGAACAATGAATTTATATTCGATTCATATTCCTGCATATACGTTTAAAGCAAAAGATGTTATGTCATTGTATATTGAAAACAAACGATATACAATGAGGGATATTGGTAAGTTGGAAAAACGATTAAGCAATGTTGAATACTATACTTCACTTTCACTTCTTGAAAAGGAAGCTGAGTCATTAGTTATTAAAGATACTGCTGGCTTAGATAGATTTAAAAATGGTATTCTAGTTGATGGTTTTAATGGTCATAGTATTGGCAACATTCTATCTGCTGATTATAAATGTTCAATAGACTTTGATCAGAAAGTATTAAGACCACCATTTCAATCTAACATCACAGACCTTTCATATATGGCAGCACCTGCTTCGATTGGTGTACAAAAGACAGGTGATTTAATTACATTGCCATGGACGGCAAAAGAATTTATTAGTCAACCAACTGCAAGTAAATCTGTTAACATTAATCCCTTTGCTGTATTGGCTTGGATTGGAGTAATTGATTTAGAACCACCAAACGATAATTGGATTGATACAACTACTAGACCAGACGTTGTTGTTAACCTTCAAGGTGAGAATGATGGCTGGGCTGCATTGGTTGGTTTAGGATTTGGTACCCAATTTAATGATTGGGAAACAATTAATGGTACGGGTAGAGAAACTGTTCTAGCATCTTCAACAGGACGATCAGGACGAGCTATAGTACAAACACAAACTGTTCAAAATACAACATTAGAAACAAGAACTGGTATTCGAAATGAAATTACAGGAACTGATACTGTTCGAAATAGTATTGGTGATAGAGTAGTTGATGTTTCTATTATCCCTTTTATTAGGGCAAGAGACATAACGGTAGCTGTAACGGGAATGAAACCTAATACAAGAGTCTATCCATTCTTTGATAGTGAGGACGTTGCATCATATTGTACTCCTAGTGGTGGTTCAATAGGCGATGCTATCTATACAGATGATTCTGGTTCAGTTGCTAATCTAACTTTTTCTATTCCTAATTCAGATACATTAAGATTTAGAACTGGTGAACGACAATTCCTCTTAGTTGATAATACTCAAGGTGATTTAGTTACCGCATCAACCTATTCAGAGGTAACCTATCAAGCACAAGGATTATTACAAACACAAGAAAATGTTATTGTATCAACGAGGGTTCCTCGAGTTCAACAATTTGGTATGGGCTCTGCGACGGATTTCAGAACACAATCAAATACATTTACAAGGTCAAATGTTATTGGATGGGTTGATCCGCTAGCAGAAACATTTCTTGTTGACCAAACATTATATCCAGATGGTATCTTTATTAGTGATGTTGATTTATTCTTTAAAACAAAAGATACAGATGGTCTGCCAATTTCTTTGCAGATCAGGGATACACTGAATGGTTATCCTGCACAAACAATTTTACCATTCTCGGATGTTAGTTTAACACCTGATCAAGTCAGTATAAGTGAGGATGCAAGTGTTGCTACTAAATTTTCATTTCCTGGCCTAGTCTATTTACAACCGGGTGAGTATGCAATTGTTGTATTAAGTAATAGTTTAAAATATGAAGCATACATTGCTGAGACTGGTGAAAATATAATTGGTACTAATAGAAAAGTTTCTGGACAGCCATATGCAGGTTCATTGTTTAAATCACAAAATGCCTCTACATGGACTCCTAATCAGAATCAGGATTTAACATTTGTAATGAATAGAGCAGACTACACAATTAATGCTACAGCAGAAGCGGTGTTTAGAAATGCTTCTAATACTCCTGAGGTTAAGGCAGACCTTGTTCAAATTATACCTGAAGAAATTGTTATGAATAATACCGCCATCACGTGGGGTATAAAAATGACTGATATGGCTACAACAACTTTAGATACTAATTATACAAATGTTACGCAAAAGACAAATTATAAATTACCAGCACAGAGAAGAATAACTACTACTGCTGGAAGTTATGAATCAAAGGCTACTCTTACAAGTGGTAGTTCACATATTTCTCCAGTTATAGATACTGCAAGGAATAGTGTTATTACTATTGAGAATCTTATAAATAATGTAACGACAAATGAAACCAATCCAGAGGGTGGAGATGCAATTGCAAGGTATATCACACGTCGGGTTAATCTGAAAGATGGATTTGATGCGACTGATTTAAACGTACATTTAACTGCAATTAGAGAAGCAGGAAGTACTATAGGAGTTTATTATAAAGTTCTATCACAATATGATACACAAACTTTTGATGAGAAATCATGGACATTGATGAATGAAATAACAAACATTAATAGCGTTTCTGGATCGGATACTGAAGATGAATATTTGGAATTAGAATTTTCACCAGCAGGTATTAATGCGAATTATATTTCTAACCTCGTTACTTATGATTCATTTAAAACGTTTGCTATTAAAATTGTAATGACCTCTGCCAGTACAACTAAGGTTCCTTTGATTAAAGATTTACGTGTTATAGCATTGGCATAATATGGAAAAAAAATATGTTCGTGATTTAAATTCAAAAGCGATTTTGCAAAGTGATAGGGCAGCTCTGGATAATTATCGAGCCGCGAAGAAGAAAAAAGAATCAGAGATAAATGTTATAAATACTTTGGTAAAGGATGTGGAAGAGATTAAAAAAACTTTGCGTCAGTTACAGAAAGACCATAATTAAAAAGGACATAGACAATGGCAAAACTAGTCAAAAGACGAAGGGGTACCACAGTAGAACATAGCACCTTTATCGGTGCCGAGGGCGAGATAACTATTGACTTAGATAAGGACACCGTTGTCGTACATGACGGTAACACCCAAGCTGGATTTCCACTTGCGCGCGAAGATTTAAGCAATGTTACACTTACCAATAGAATCGGCATTACAGAACTTAATGTCAGTGATGGAGCTGCTAATCAAGTATTGCAGACCGATGGTTTAGGCACATTAACATTTACTACTATTGATGCATCAACTGCTGCTGTCGGTGGTGACTTATCCGGTACAGTAGGAAATGCACAGATTGTTGCAAACGCAATAACGAGTAATGAATTGTTAGATGATGCTGTGACGTCAGGTAAGATTATTAATGGTGCAATAACATCTGATAAGATTGCAACGGATGCTATTTCGACTATTAAAATTTTAGATGACGCTGTAACGACAGGAAAGATTATTAACAATGCAGTAACATCTGAGAAGATTCCAGACAATGCTGTTATTAATGCCAAGCTTGATGCAAATTCTGTAACAACTGCTAAAATTCTTGATGCTAATGTAACGGCACCAAAGCTCGCAACCAATGCAGTTGAGACTGCCAAAATAGCTGACGCACAGGTAACTGATGTAAAGATTGTTGACATGTCTGCAAGTAAACTTACGGGTGCGCTACCTGTACTTGACGCAAGCAATTTAACAGACATGCCTTATGACATGGCTTTCGCTGGCGCCTATGATGCTGCGATGGTAGAAATAGATGCTGTTGTGGGTAAATATGGCGAACTAGTTATGTCCCGTACAGGCGACTACGTAGGGGAAGCTGGTTATATAGATGTAGCACCAACTGGTAGTACTTTAATTTTAGATATCCTAAAAAACGGTTCATCGATTTATTCTACTAAACCCATTTTTGCTATTGGTAATAATGTCTTAACATCGGGCATTTTAAATTCAAGCTCAGCTTCATTTCAATCGGGTGATAGAATTACATTTAAGACTACTCAAATTGGTAGTTCCACTGCTGGACGAGGTATTAGATTTACATTAAATGGAAAGGTTTAAAATTATATGAGTTTTCTATTATGTCCTAAATATATTGGAAGTCGGGGTTCCGGTTTTGAAATTAATAACCTGAGTGTACCCGGCAATGAAAATTTTTATACCTCCGGTGGTATTAATTATAAGTCTGTCTGGTTTGATTCTTCTGGTACTATAGAAATAACAGATGATGGTGTTGTTGATATTATGGTAGTTTCAAGCGGCGGTGGCGGAACGGGTTCTACAAGCTCGCCAGAAGGAGGTATGTTTGGCGGCGGTGGTGGAGCGGGTGGAATGGTTGTACAAAGCAACGTTAATGTAATTGCTGGAACGGGGACAATGACAGTTGGAGGAGGTTCTGCGGTAGGAGTATCCGGTCAAAATTCATCAGTGTTGTCAAGTTTATTTAGTGGTGTAACACAATCTATAGGTGGTGGAACAAATGCTCAACCCGGAGGTTCGGGTGGTGGAGCAAATGTAGGAAATCATGGTGGGGTAGCAGGGGCGCCCGGAACACCGGGTCAAGGAAATCCAGGTGGCTCAGCACCAGATAGAGATAGTAATTCGCAAGGCGGCGGCGGGGCAGGCGGCGGCGCGGGGGCACCGGGGGGTCCATCAAGCCGAAGTTCGGGGGGCGCAGGTGGCCAAGGTGATGGTAATAGTTATAGAACAGGTAGTGTTATAAATTACGCAGGTGGTGGCGGCGGATGCTCAGGCCATTATGGAATTCAAACTCGAGGCGCGGGTGGTTTGGGTGGCGGTGGTGGAACTATGAATTCCGCGCAATGGCACGGTGACTCAAATACCGGAGGCGGCGGTGTGGCAGGTGGCGGCCAAGGGGGATCGGGTTATATTGTTGTGAGGTATAATTTAGCCCAACCTTAAAAATATATATTATATGAAACACTTTTTGATTATAGATGATTTTTATACCTTAGACGAACAACGTGTAATTTGGCAAGAACTTGATTTTTATTATCAGCAACAATTATTTCAAGCAGATAATAAGAGTGGTACAAGGTATGGCACTGCAACACATAATGGTAAGCCATTAGCACAATTAAACAGAATTTATTTGGAAGAATTATATTCACCAGAACATAGATCCAAATCAAACATATTAAATGTATATAAAAAAATAGTATCAAAAGAAGTTGTAGAAGATTATAAAAGAGTTACACCAGCAGGAAAGCAATTTGAGATAACAGATAATGATTGTTCGGTAATTAGTTATTATGATAATGGAGATAAATATGCTGAGCATTTTGATGCGTTTATGCACACTGCTATAATATGGTTTTTTAAAGAACCAAAAAGATTTGAAGGTGGGAATTTAAGATTAACAGAATTAAATGAAACGATTGAGTGCATGCATAATAGATTGATAATATTTCCAAGTTATTATTCACATGAGGTGGATGAATTAAAATTAGATGAGAAGTATAGGAATAAAGGTTTAGGTAGATTTAGTATAACCCATTTTTACAGTTCGAGTAAATAAACATATGGCACATTTTGCAGAGATTGATGAAAACAATGTAGTACTACGAGTAATAGTAGCCGAACCAGAATTTATGGCTGAGGGTCATTTGGGAGATCCTAGCAATTGGATTCAGACCTCTTATAATACACGCGACGGCAAACATTATGGAGCCAATGGTGAAGAAGATGATGGCACACCATTAAGATATCGGTATGCAGGCATAGGTATGATTTATGATTCTGTTGCTGATGTTTTTCATTTCGCTCAACCATACCCATCATGGACATTTAATAATACTACATATGATTGGCACCCACCAATACCTTATCCAGATGATGATGATGGTACGTATTACTGGGATGAAGCAAATGAAGCATGGGCTGATGAAGATACATATCATGGCGAAGGTGGTCGTCATGGAAATGACAGTTCTACTTGGAACTACGAATAATAAAAGGAAAATAATATGTCAGCAATAGTCGTAAACACTACAGATACTTTTGATCAATGGAGACTTAAAACTAATCAGCTCGCAGTTGATGTTGATGATGCTATCAGAAATACTGTGGAAGATTTGACACCGCAGTTGGGTGGAGACCTGGATCTAAATACAAAGGATATTACTGGAACAGGTGATATTAATATTACAGGAGATATACAAGCGTCGGGGAATTTGACCGGTGGTGGAGATTTGACTGGTGGTGGAATAACTATTACAACGGCTGGTGATATAACTTCATCAGCATTTAATGTTGTTGCGTCTTCTGGTAATATGTCCGGTACGAACTGGTCTTATGATGGCGCGACTAGTAGTATAACTATTACTGGTAATTATACTGGTACTACGTTCAGTGGTGATTTGAACGGTACAGTTAATACTGCTACAACTGGTACTACACAAGCTGCTAGTGACAATTCAACAAAGATAGCAACGACTGAATATGTTGATACTGGCATTGGTAATATTACACTTACAATACCTGCTCTAGCTGATACTACAATAACAAATCCAGCACATCAACATTTATTAATGTTTGATACTGGTACATCAAAATGGACAAACTCATCCATCTTGGCAGCGGGTGTTCCGAATCAATCGTTTACAGTAGCGATGGCAGTTGCATTGGGATATTAATTATAAATATTTGTAACAAAATTTAAAGGATAATGTAATGGCTAACGATTTTAAAAATGCACACAAACAAAATGTAACGACTATCACTGATGTCTATGAAGCTCCTGCAGGAAAGGCAAGTATTGTACTTGAGATGGATGTTGCTAATACAACTACTTCCCTCACCACAGTATCAGTACAAGTGACTGATGCCTCTAATTCTTCCACACAAACTTATTTAGTTAAGAATGCTCCTTTGCCAACTGGCGGTACATTGCAAGTTGTTTCAGGACAGAAAGTTATATTAGAAGCGGGTGACAAGATTCAAGTAACCGCAGCAGGTGCGGTTGATATTGTTGCAGCTGTTTTGGAAGATGTTAATACTTAAAGGATATAAGATATGCCATATTTAGGAATTTCGCCAGCGCCATTTGGTTCACCAGAAACTTTCGAAGATGTTTTTGCAGGACCTTTTTCGGTGCCGCAAAATGTATTTACCCTTAATAAAGATGTAACGGGTGAGGCGGATATTATTGTTTCAATCAATGGTGTTATGCAGCATGGTGGTTCATACCAGATAGGTGGTACAGGAAATAGAACACTTACACTTGATAACAATTGTGTATTAAATGATGAACTAAGGGTTTTACATTTAGGATTTAAAGCTGTTAGTATTAATACAGGTGCGCCTGATAATAATTCTGTATCAACACAAAAATTAACAGCTAATGCGGTTGAGGAATCAAAAATAGCAGACGATGCTGTGACAGGAATAAAAATTGCAGACGGTGCGATTTCTGCTAATCATATTAATGCGTCATTGTCACTTGCGGGTCCTTCGCTTGGTGCAAGTAGTATTATAAGAACCAATGCTAAGACTATAGACGAGAGTATTGTATTTGCTGGAAACGAAAACGGAATGACTGTGGGTCCTATTACCATATCTGCAAATTATTCTGTAACAGTAACTAGTGGCAGTACATGGACAATTGTATAAGAGGATATAACAAATGGCTTCAACCTTAAAAGTAGATCAGATTGAGACTCCGAGTGGTGTTGGTAATATATCATTTGCACAACCACTAAGTGGTGATGGTAGTCAACTAACTGGTGTTCCTTTCAGCATGCCTGGTCTAACCGCAGGTGATGTTTTATATTATGATGGAACTAGTTGGGCTCGCTTACCAAAAGGAATTGCTGCTGAAGTTTTAACAATGAATGCAGGTGCAACAGCACCTGAGTGGGGTACGGGTGGTGGAATTTCAGAACCTGCTTCTTCAGCAACAGGTGATGTTCTTTATTATAACGGAACAAATTATGTAAGATTAGCAAAGGCATCTGATGGTGATTTACTAACACTTGCTAGTGGTCTTCCAGCTTGGGTA